ATTCAGCTTACAACTCATGTTGATGACAGCCCTATTTCCCAGGTGAAAAAGTTGAAAGAAATGCTTTGCAATGTTCAGCCATCCAGTGAAATTTCTCAGCTTTTGGATACTCTGGAAGAAAAAATTGGAGGCTTATATGCCAAAGGTGAAGCTGGGTCGAAATCCAACCCTTGATCGTCAAATTAGGTTTTTGAGGGCAAAACGAATCAATCTTCGCATGTATGCAGATTGAAAGAAGATGATGGTGTGATATGGACGCAAATAGAATTGTGAGAGAGGCCGCAGAACAGGCCATGGTCGTGGGGCATCTGAGGGAGAAGGGACTAGCAGAGTATCTTGGGTGCAGTGAGAAGTCCGTACACCGGATTTTGGAGGAACAGCCCGTCAAGCTGATCCAAGACCAATATATCAGGTTGCTGCTACTGGGGGGTAAGTTATGCGAGACCTAATGTTTAATTTGGGAATGGCCTGCGCCATCTGCGGGCTGGCGCTGGCGATCTACAACTGGAGGAACAAATGAGCAGATTGTACCTGTATCAGGACAGGGCTGTCCTGGAGGCCGATTTCCCGGACTGCGAGCGGTGCGAGAAGTTACTTGGCCTTGCTCCAGAGGACGACGAATCGGTCCCGGCGGTTTTCCCCATCAAGAACCCGACGTACTGGGAGATTTACCGGGTCATCTGCCTGATGAACCCGGAAGTGATTGGAGTTTGACGTTTATGAATTACATCGAGGACAGCCGCTCCATGCTGGAGCGAAACCGTGACGCGCGGGAGTACAGCTACAAGGCCCGCCGGGAGAACACGGCGACGTGGTACCGGATCACTGGAAAGGCATTGACTGTGGCTGCGGCTCTGTTTGCCCTGTCCCTGCTGGTTGGGTGGTCGTTTTGACTAGAACGCCATCATTTACAGTTATGTCCCCCTGGAGGGACACGCAGGATTCCGCACCACACGACACACCGGAACGTCGTGCGGAGTACATCGACGACCACAAGGAGGAGCTTGTGAAGTGGCTAAGGCTGGGATACCCAGATATTCTAGACGAATTTATCGAGAACAGGTGGTGGGACTACTCGTGAACATTTATGAAAAACTGGCAGCTATTACAGCAGAGCTGAATGTGGTAGCCAAGAACCTGAAAGTGGGCGAAGGGCGGAATACCTATAAGGCCGTTGGAGAAGCTGACGTATTAGCGGCAGTTAAACCGCTGGAGGCGAAATATAAGGTCTACTCCTATCCGTGCTCCCGTCAGATCGTAGACAATGACGTGATCACGTCAAAAAAGGTTTACAACGGACAGGAGAGCGAAGTGTCCAAATTCTTTATGAGAGTTGAGACCACGTATCGATTTGTGAACCTGGAGGACCCGAAGGACTACTGCGATATCACGACCTACGGCGACGGACTGGACAGCGGAGACAAGGCCCCTGGAAAGGCCATGACCTATGGCGACAAGTACGCACTCCTGAAAGCCTATAAGATCATTACTGGAGACGACCCAGACCAGACGGCCAGCGAGGAGACGAAAATCAACAGAAGCTTTAAGCATGTTGAGTATAAGTGCGAGAACTGCGGCGCACCTATTGAGGACTACTTTGACGGGAAGGACACTATTCCTGCGGCAGCTTTGGCAAAGCGATCCAAAGAGAAACTTGGGCGGGTTCTCTGCATCAAGTGCGGAAAGGCGGCAAAATGAACCTGACATTTCAGGAAGCAAAAATCAATCTGGACAACGGGGTATGGCTCTGTATCAAAGTGGCGGAGCCAGCCCCGGCCAGGGAGTTCGTACTCACCAAAAAAGACCGGCTTTATTCCTGCGAGATCAAGGAGTACCGGGAGAAGCGAAGCCTGGACTCCAACCGGTATTATTGGGAACTGTGCGGGAAGCTGGCGAAAGCAGTCAACACCAAGCCGGAGAACATCTACCGATCCCATATCCGGGACATTGCGAACTATGAGACCATCTGCATCCAGACGAAGGCCCTGAAAGATTTCAAGCGCCGGTGGTGCAGCAGTCACCTGGGCCGGTTTGTTGAGACCAGGGAGTCCAAAATCCCCGGCTGTACCACCGTCCTGGCCTACTACGGGTCCAGCGACTTCGACTCCGGGGAGATGTCCCGGCTCATTGACAACTGTATTCAGGACTGCCAGGCGGTGGGCATTGAGACCCTACCGCCGGACAAAATCCAGGCCATGAAGGAGGAATGGGGACGTGCATGAATGCTGGCTATGTGGAGCGAACGGAGCCGCTGATCCGCTTGATCGGCACCACATATTTGGCGGGCCATATCGCAAGAAATCGGAGAAATATGGGTTGACGGTTTACCTTTGCCATAACTCCTGCCACATTTTTGGCCCGTTCTCAGCCCACCAGAACAAGGACACCGCAAAAAAACTACATCAATACGGACAACGTATTGCAATGTCTCAGAACGGATGGGATACGCAGAAGTTTATCCAAGAGTTTGGGAAAAATTACTTATGAGGTGACTACATTGCTCAATCAAATTTTTATCATGGGCCGCCTGGCCCGAGACCCAGAGGTCCGGCACACTCAAAGCGGAGTTACCGTCTGCTCCTTCACCCTGGCGGTTGACCGGGACATAAAGGACAAGCAGACCGGAGAGCGGAAAACCGACTGGATTCCCGTTACAGCGTGGCGTGGAACGGCGGACCGGATTTCTAGGTACGTCCACAAGGGAGACTCTATCGTGGTTGTAGGCCGTCTGGAAATCCAGGAATGGACGGACAGACAAGGAAACAAGCGGACAACCCCAAATGTGTCAGCTGAGAATGTACATTTCACCGGAGGCCGTCGTCATGAGACCGCGCAGAGCTACCAGCAGCAGGATCATGAAGACCAGCAGGAGCAGAACTTTGAGGAGCTGGACGACGATCAGACAGAACTTCCTTTTTGAGAATACGCCCCCGGAAACGGGGTCATTTCTTTAAACTTTCTATTGACTTTCAGATATTTTAGTGATATACTTTTAGTGAAGGGAGTGATTTTGTGCGTTACTTGGTTAGCGTTTCTGACGACTTCCATGTTCGCCTCAAAGAGGAAGCTAATAAGGCTGGAATGAACGTCAGCGAGTACACCCGCTATTGTATCAAGCGGTACTGGGACTACCTGTATTGCCGTGAAAAGGTTGGTGATTAAGTGCAACATCATTTTGACGTTGACTTAGCCGTAAAGTACGGAGTAACAGAAGCGATTATCCTAAACCATTTTGAGTATTGGATCGAACTGAACAAGTCGAACGAAAAAAACTACTATGAAGGAAGATATTGGACGTTCAATTCCATGAAAGCGTTTTCTGAAATTTTCCCATATCTTTCTCCGAAAAAGATCAGAAACGCATTGAAACACTTGCAGGACGAAGGCCTTATTTTGACTGGGAATTTTAACCGCTCTGCGTACGATCGGACTTTGTGGTATGCTTTTTCCGATTTGGCAGAATCCATATTGACAAAAGGGCAAATGGATGATTCTGAAAAGTCAAATGGATTGCCTCGAAAGGGCAAACCTATACCAGATAATAACACACCTGGTGAAACAAATAACAACCTTTATGAGCGGTTTGAAAGCTTCTGGGCTATCTATCCCAAAAAGAAATCAAAACAAGCCGCACTCACAGCATGGAAGAAGCTAAAGCCTGACGAAGTATTTAAACAGAAGATCATTGCCGCTGTACAAAAACAAAAGCAATGGCCTGAGTGGCAGAAGGACAACGGCCAGTACATTCCATACCCTGCAACCTGGCTGAATCAGCGGCGGGGGGAGGATGAGGGGATACCCACCGCGCAACCTGATCCGCCCAAAAAGCGGGAGTACCGGGAGATTCGGGACGAAAACGGAGAGGTGGTGGAAGTAGTATGGCTGAAATGATCAGCGCTGAAAACTCTCTTGTAGGTGCCATCCTGATTGACCCGCGCTGTCTACCGGCGGTGTCTGAGATCGTGGGGCCGGAGGACCTGGCCCTGGAGATCAACCAGACGATATTCCGGGCGGCCCTGGACCTGAGCCGGAGCGGCAAGACCGTGGACCCGGTGACGATCAAGAAGCGGGCGAAGCTGGACGCGGACCAATACCTGCTGGAGCTGATGGAGACCACTGGGACAGCTAAAAACGCGGAGATGTACGCCCAGGAAGTGAGAAAATCGTCCATGCGGAGGCAAATTCTTACCCTGGCGCAGGAAGCCCTTGACGGGGCGGAGGACGAGCCACGGGATATAATCGCAAAGCTCCAGAGCGGGTTGGAGGCCGTAGAACAACGGGACACACTGGCGGAACTTGCCAGCCCGGATGAGGCTATGCTTGCGTTCTTTTCGCATCGGGATTTGGTAGACGCTGGTGGGCATGGTTGTGTCCCAACAGGGCTTGAACCAGTGGACAGAATCCTGGGCGGAGGATTACTGAAATCTGGCCTGTACATCTTGGCAGCGCGGCCAGCAATGGGCAAGACGGCCCTGGCGCTCCAGGTAATTGACCACATGGCACAGTATGGCGCAGTGCTGTTCGTGAGCCTGGAAATGGACCTGGAGCAGATCGAGGCCCGGAGAATCGGACGTGTAGCCGGTATCCCAGGAAATCACCTGCTGATGGGGCATCTCACTGAGCAGGAATACGACAAAGTGGCGGCGGCGGCTGACAGAATCCGGGGGCTGCCGGTATCGGTAAATAAAAAACCAGCGGCGACGGTGACGGACATTGGGCACATGGCTCGGAAGGTCAAAAACCTGCGGTGCATCGTGGTGGACTACCTGGGGAAGATCACCCCGGACAGCCGGAGGCAAGGCCGCTATGAGTACATGACGGAAATCTCAGGGGACCTGAAAACCCTGGCCCGGAAGTACAAGGTGCCGGTCCTGGCACTGGCCCAGCTCAACCGGGCGAACACGGAGCGCAGTGACAAACGGCCTCTGCTTTCCGATTTACGGGACACCGGAGCTATCGAGCAGGACGCAGACGGCGTGATTTTTCTCCACCGGGAGGACTACTACCAGGAAAAAGTGGACCGGGACCCGTGGGAGCCGTCGGAACTTGACATCATCGTCGAAAAGAACCGCCACGGGCGCACAGGAACGTGTAAGGCGGCGTTTTTCATGGCGACTGGTAGAATCATACCGGCGAAGGCAGACCGGCGTGTGGAGGCGTTAGAATGCGAAAATACGTGATTCCGTTTTCCCTGCCGGGGCTTAACGAGTACATAGACGCGGAGCGGGCCCACCGACAAAAAGGCGCGGCTATGAAACGAAAATGGCAAAACGCTGTGATTATGTCGCTGCGGGACAAACGCCCAGTGCAAGAGCCTGTTCGGATCGGATTTATCTGGGTTGAGAAGAACCGGAGACGAGACCCGGACAACATATCTGGGTTCGGAAGAAAAGTGATCCTGGACGCGCTGGTCAAGGCAAAAATCTTGAAAAACGATGGGCAGAAGAATGTTATCGGATTTGTAGGCGACAAGTACGATGTGGACCCGAAAAGGCCGTGTATCAAGGTCTGTATTTACGAAAATGGGGACTAATCAGGAAGGAGGCTATGATGTCACAACTTTGCGAAACCTGCCAAAATTACGCGGGCGGTTGCTCCTGGACGGAAGTCGATGAGGCGACCGGACGAGTCAAATTTATTCCGGTTCCCGGTTGGACCGCGGAGCCAACTGTCAAGTTTGGCAAGTATAAGAATTTTGAGACCTATAAGATCATCAAGTGCCCCAAATACATAAAGGATCCCCCTCGGAAAAATCACGAGACACAAAAACGAGCGTATGGATTAGACCGAATCGAGGTCCTAAATATGCTGGAAAACGGGTACACACCCTCCGAAATTGCGGATGTCTTTGATTGCAGTGAACAGACGATCTGTGCAATTAGGAGGGAGCTGAGGGGAGCTGGATTGCTATGAAGCGCGGGCGAAAAGTGGAATATGCAATCTATCGAAAAGGGTCTGATGAACTGGTCGTGATGGGGCCGCCCGCGATCTGCGCAAAGAAGCTCGGAGTATCAATCAGCGGACTGTACAGCATTGTGAGCCGCGCTATCCGAGGAAACCACACGCTGTATGAAGTCTGGAAGGACTAGGAGGTAGTTAAATTGACAGCTGAAAAGCGCGCCCTCTTGGGCGACAGAGCAGCCCAGGAGCGGTTGACGGAGGCGGGGGTGCTGTTGCCTTGCCCGTGGTGTGGGAAGATGGT